TCGCGGAGGGCGTCGATGTCAAGGCCGGCGGCGCAGGCTACATCTGCTGGCCGGGTACGCCGGGCTACGAGGTGTTTGGCGATGTGCCGGTGTCCAAGTTCCCGCTCGATGTGCTGCGCAGTGTCATGCGCGACAAGGGCGGCAGTGGCAGCCTGTCCATATCATCGTGGAACGAGGCGACAGACGAGGAGCTGATCGAGCGCATCCGCAGTGCAGAGGATCTGTACCCGGCGCTGCGCACGCTGTCGATGCGGCTGCAGTCGCAGCGGGGGCCGGACGGCAAGCCGTTGCGGCGCGAGCATCAGGTAGCCCTGCTGCACTCATTGCTGGCGACGAGCGAGGCGGCAGCGCCTACGCATCCCCGGCACCACGACTGGCTGGACCGCAAGCGCAAGGTCGAGGATCTCGTGGACAGCGCGATCTACAAGTCCGAGGGCGTGCAGATGAGCGACGAGGTCATAGCATCGCTGCTCGAAGGCGAGCCGCTGATGGACGTGGACGCCTTCACGCGCCCTATTGGTCCGCAGCGCGAGACGACGCCTGACGATATCGAGGCGCGCGTTGCGGAGCTGGACGACGATGAGGTTGTCGATATCACGGCGCAGTCCCTCAGCGCCGAGAAGCTGCCGCCTATCGACTGGCTGGTGGAGCAGATGATCCCGCTCGGTGGCACCGTGTCACTGGGCGGCACCTCGAACGTCGGTAAGACGCGCTGGCTGGCAGGGCTGTGCATGTGCATCGCCGCCAACTGCACCGAGCGCATGGGCTTGCCGGCGGCGCACGCTGCAGAGCCTGTGCTGTGGATTGCGAACGAAGAGCACGTCGATGATATCAAGCGCAGGCTCAAGGCGGCCGCCCAACACTACGGCATCGACGAGACGTTGCCGGTATCTGTGCGCGGCAAGAACGAGGGTATGCTGCGCCTGATTGCGTTGAACGAGGTCGGCACGCCTGAGATCGATGAGGACAACGTGGCGAAGATCGTGGGCTGGGCGAGGCGCACGGGTGCCAAGCTCATCATCCTCGATCCGTACATCACGCTGTCCGACGCGATGGACGAGAACAGCGCCAACAGCGCAGCGATGCTCACCAAGGCGTTCCTGCTCATCACGTCGATGACGGGCGCGGCGCTGCTGCACGCGCACCACACGCCGAAGGATCGATCCAAGGACGCTGACTGGTACAGGGCAGACAGCGGGGCGTGGCGAGGCTCAGGCGCGATCTACAGCGCACTGGACTGTGGCTTTACGCTGGCGAACTGGATGCCTGCAGGCGGTGACGACAGGAAGCGTTGGCGGCGCGGTATGCTCGACGCTGATCTGGGCCGCTGGATCGTGCTCGACACCGGCAAGATCCGCGAGGGCAAGCCGCTGGAGCCTGTGGTGTACGAGCTGCAGGGTCACGAGCTGGTGGACGAGAAGTTCGAGATAGGTGTGTGCCACCTGTCGGACAGTGTGGAGGCTATGAACGCACTGTCTCACGCTGCTATCGACACAACGCTGGCGTCGCTGCTGGCGGAGAACATCCTCGACGCGATGGGCAGCGGCAACCATCAAGCGAGCGACGTGCACGACGCGCTGCGTGGATCTGATGGCTGGCCGACTGACAAGGATAGGTTGCAGACGGGGCACTACAATACGCTCTATGATATGTTCCAGCAGCCTGTCCACACGCACGCCGGATCGGTGCAACTGGACCACGACGAGACGAAGAGGACGACGGGTCGATGGGTCTTCAAGTGCTCAGCAGCTTGCTAAGCAAGCTCAGCAAGCTGCAGCAAGCTGACAGCTTGCTGTGGGTCAAGTTGTTGATATGTAAGGGGAAAGTGCTTGCTTAAGCAAGCTGCTCAGCAAGCTGCAGCAAGCTGTAGTAAGATGTTGAAAACACTAGGAAAAACTTGCTTGCTTGCTTGCTGCCCCTATAGGGGCATGCTGAAACGCAGCAAGCCCGATAGGGAGCCTGTAGATGCCCAACAGAAACAAGCAGCGAGGGTACGAGCTGGAACGCGAAACGGTGCTGTTCTGGCAAGAGCAGGGAGCGGAGGTCCGGCGCGTGTTTGGTTCCGGCTCGTTCAAGGCGTTTGGCGAGGAGATGGCTGGCGACGTGAAGCTCGGGCCGTATCAAGTGGAGGCCAAGCGGAAAAAGAGCGGGTTCAAATTTTTGTACGATGCCTTGAACCAGCAAGATGCCAACGACTTACTTGTTGTGAGGCAGGACAGAGAGCGCCGCATCTATGTCCTCGAAGAGCAAACGCTCGTTGATCTGTTCAGGCGTGCTGGGTTACTATCTGGAAACTAAACTAGGTGGATTTAGTATGGCTAACACGACGGGCAAGAAGTTTGGCGGGCGCAAGAAGGGCACGCAGAATAAGACGACGCGCGACATGAAAGCTGCTATTATGGAAGCCTTCGAGCGCGCAGGCGGCGTTGAGTATCTGCACATGCTGGCGCACGACGAGCCTCGCACCTTTGCCACGCTGCTGGCGAAGGTGCTTCCGAATGAGAACGTGAACGAGAACCGCAACATCAACGTCAATGAGATGACCGAGAAGCTACAGGAAGGCCGCGCTCGCGTTGCCCAGCTCCGCGTCGTCAAGGGGGACTAAATGCCTGTGATGAGGACCACGAAGGGCGGCAAGGTCGCCTACAAGTACGGCAAGTCTGGTAAGGCTTACGCCGGCGAGGGCGGCAAGGCCAAGGCCGCGAAGCAGGGGCGCGCCATCGAGGCGTCGAAGAAGCGGGTGCGGTATGGCTAAGCCCGGACTGTACGAGAACATCCGGCGCAAACGCGCTCGCATCGCTGCAGGCAGCGGCGAGAAGATGCGCTCACCGGGCGACAAGGGCGCGCCGACCGACAAGGCGTTCAAGCAGTCCGCGAAGACGGCCAAGAAGCGCGTGAAGGTGCAGCGTGGCTGAGCCGGCTAAAGGCAAGGCCCGCGTCAAGATCACCGCGAGCGGCAAGAAGGTCAGCTATGGGCAGGCTGGGCAGGCCAAGGACGGCGGGCCTCGCGTCCGCCCCGGCACGTCGAAGGGTGACGCCTACTGCGCCCGCAGCGCGGGCCAGATGCGCGACCACCCCGGTGCAGCCAAAGACCCCAACTCCCCTCTGCGCTTGTCGCGCAAACGCTGGAAGTGTAAGGGCTCGAAGTCAGCAGCATGAACGAAGACACCTACGCGCGCGCCGCGCATCCCAACTCGACGCCGATCCCCCACAGGTGGGGCAACCCTGCACCCGGCTCCGGCAGGATGCGCATATGCCAGCATTGCGGTGCCAAGGAGCTGAGTACCAGCAGCGACCCCAACCACCCGGCGTATGCCTGCACCGGTCCAAGCCCCGTCGCACATGCGAGGACCGATGCTGAGTATGATCCCTTCTGACGCCTTTGAAGAGTTCGAGCTACCCACCGACGACGGCACGGCCAGCACATCTTGGCTGGTTGCGCCTATGTCGAGCTTGGGCGACGGCGTCGTCCGCTTCCTCTTCGACGTGGACAAACACTGGATTTGCGCAATGCTGGGCGCGGAACCTGATGAGATATCGGTCGTGATCTGGGAGGAGTGCTTCCCGTTTGCCATTTCGCAGGATACTGGGCTATCACTGCGGCCGACGCCTGAGATGGAGCCGATGTATTGCGCCATCCCGCTGATCCAAGGCTTGAAGACATGATGACCATGATCCGGCGACAATCGAGACGCATGTCGGGCATTGAGGCCCTGACCAACGCCATCGTCGGGCTGCTGGTGTCGTGGGCCTTCACCTACTGGGCACTGCCGCTGTTTGGCTTGCAGCCCAGCCCTCTGGATGCGACGGGCATCACGGCCTGCTACTTCGGCCTGTCCTTTGCCCGGTCGTTCGTGTTGAGGCGGATCTTCAATGTCCTTTGACGTTGACCTAGCCGCAGACATCTCGCAGTTCTACGCCGACCCGCTGGGCCACGTCCTGTTCAGCTACCCGTGGGGCACCGGCACGCTCGACGGCTTCGATGGCCCCGATGACTGGGCACGCGGCTTCCTCATCGATCTAGGCGACGAGGTGAGCAAGCGCGGCTTCGACGGCAAAAGCGCGGTGGACCCCATCCAGTTCTCGACGGCCAGCGGGCACGGCATCGGAAAGTCTGCCCTGACCGCGTGGCTGATCCGCTGGATCATGGACACCCGGCCATTCAGCAAAGGCATCGTCACGGCCAACACCGCCGAGCAGCTACGAACGAAGACGTGGGCCGAGCTGGCGAAGTGGCACCACATGGGGATCACGAAGCACTGGTATCACCTGAACAGTGGCGGCGGGTCGATGAACCTGTACCACCTCGATCACCGCGAGACGTGGCGCGTCGATGCGCAGACCTGCCGCGAGGAGAACAGCGAGGCGTTCGCCGGGCTGCACGCGGCGCAGGCTACGCCGTTCTACATCTTCGATGAGGCATCGGCCGTGCCGGACAAGATCTTCGAGGTGCGCGAGGGCGGGCTGACCGACGGCGAGCCCATGACCTTCGACTTCGGCAACCCGACGCGGAACACGGGCCGGTTCTTCGAGAACATGCAGGGCAGGTTCCGGCACCGCTACATCCGCCGCCACATCGACAGCAGGGACGTGAAGATCACGAACAAGCGGCTGTTCGAGGGCTGGATTGACGACTACGGCATCGACAGCGACTTCGTGAAGGTCCGCGTGCTGGGCCAGTTCCCGTCGGCTGGCGAGCTGCAGCTCATCCCGACGGCAGACGTGCGCCGCTGCATCGATCTGGAAGCGGCGGTGCAGCCGCACGATCCGCTGGTCATGGGGGTCGATGTGGCCCGCTTCGGCAGCGACCAGAGCGTGATCTACCTGCGGCAGGGCCGAGACGCGGAGAGCCAAGGCATCCACCGCTTCCGTGGGCTGGACACCATGCAGTTCGCAGCCAAGATAGCCGAGGTCGCACGCGACAAGCAGCCCGACGCCATCTTCATCGACGGTGGCGGCGTGGGCGGCGGTGTCGTTGACCGCTGCAGGCAGCTCGGGCTGGATGTCATCGAGATCAACTTTGGCAGCAAGGCGACGCAGCCCGGATACGCCAATCTCAGGGCGCAGATGTGGGGCAATCTGCGAGACGCCATCAAGGACGGCATCCGCCTGCCGGACGATCCAGACCTCGTGAGCGACCTGACTGGATTGGAGTACGGCTACACCCTGCGAAACGAGCTGAAACTGGAGAGCAAGGAGGACGCCAAGAAGCGCGGCCTGCCATCGCCGGACCTCGCGGACGCCTTGGCTTTGACCTACGTCCTGCCCGTATATCCGTCGCGCATCGGGTTCCAGAGCGCCACCGCAGCCACATCTGCAGAGTACGACCCGTTTAGCTAGACGCAGACCACAATCTGTAGTATTGTCAAGCC